GAACATTACAAGCTGGTTATACTGACTTCCATTATCTTCGTGATGTTTGGAAAAGAACAACTGAGAAAGAAGCTCTTATCGGGGTATCTATGACAGGTATTGGTTCAGGTGTAGTTCTTGGATATGATATGAAAGAAGCAGCTAATCTTGTTAAAGAAGAAAACTCAAGAGTTGCAGAACTTATCGGGATTAATAAATCTGCAAGAACAACAACTGTTAAACCTGCAGGTACAACATCATTGACATTGGGAACATCAAGTGGTATTCATGCTTGGCATAATGACTACTACGTTAGAAGAGTTCGAGTAGGTAAGAATGAGGCAATTTATAATTATCTTGCTATTAACCACCCTGAACTTGTTGAGGATGAATATTTCCGTCCACATGACACTGCAGTTATTTCGGTACCGCAAAAGGCACCTGAAGGGGCAATCTTGAGAACTGAAAGTCCATTCCAACTTCTTGATAGAATCAAAAAGATTACTCAAGAATGGGTTAGACCTGGACACAGAAGTGGGTCAAATACTCATAACGTATCTGCAACCGTAAGTTTGAAACCTGAAGATTGGGAATTAGCTGGTGATTGGTTTTGGAATAATCGTGATTTCTATAATGGTCTTTCGGTATTACCCTATTCTGACCATTCTTATAAACAAGCCCCTTTTGAGGATTGTGATAAAGAGACATTTGAAAGAATGTTTAAATCATTACACAGTATTGATTTAAGTAAGATTGTAGAATTACAAGATAATACTGATTTAAGCGGAGAAATGGCATGTTCTGGAGGTTCTTGCGAAATTAAATAATTATTATTTTAAATAAAACACAATAAAAGGGGCTTAAATAGTCCCTTTTATTTTAATAGAGATATTTATAATGGTATGGTAATTTATAAAATTATAAATAAGATAAATAATAAAATATACATTGGAAAAAGTTTAGAAAACAATCCAAACTATTTTGGCTCTGGGTTATCAATCAATAACGCGATTAAAAAATATGGAAAACATAACTTTGAAAAAGTTATAATTGAAACTTGTGAAAACGAATCAAATTTAAATGATAGAGAAAAATATTGGATAGAAAAATTAAATACCACAAATAGAAAAATTGGTTACAATATTGCTCAAGGAGGAAATGGTGGCAATACAAGATTGGGGTATAATAAAGAAGAACTAAATGAGTATTATAGTAAATTATCTAATTCAGTTCAAAATTCCGAAAAATATAAAAAATCGGTTGAGATGAAAAGAGGGAAAAAAAGACCTGAACACTCTATTAAAATGAAAAATTTATATAAAACAGGAAAAATTATTCCTTGGAATATTGGGATTGAAACTAAAGAAGAAACAAAATTAAAAATATCAAAAAAAAATCTTGGTAAAAAATTGTCTGAGGATGCAAAAAATAAAATATCAGAATCAAAGTATGTTGGTGTTGTTATGATGGATAAAGAAAATAATGTGATAACAGAATTTGATAGTATAAAAACCGCATCTTTTAAGATGAACATAAACAGATGTTGTATATCAGATTGTATAAATGGAAGACAAAAAACCGCGGGTGGGTATAAATGGAAGTTTGCCTAAACTTCTCCCTTCTTATTACTATTTTAATGAAAAGGGTTTATTAGTTTTTACGGAGGACTATCATTTAAGTCGTGGACATTGTTGTGCAAACAAATGTTTAAATTGTCCATACGAACCAAAATGGGAAAAAGGTGTTACTAACATAAAAAAAGACTAATACATTATATTTATTGTTATGGCAGATGGTAAAACATATGGTATTGCATTCCCCTTTACTCCCTCGACTGAAGGTAAGTATTTAAAATTAACTCAAACGGCTAATGATGAGATTAAAACTGATTTAATACATTTGTTATTAACTAGAAAAGGGTCTAGATATTTTTTACCTGATTTTGGGACTAGATTATATGAGTTTATTTTTGAACCATTAGATAGTCCGACATTTAATAATATAGAAGAAGATATTAGAGAAGCATGTGAAAAATTCTTACCTCAATTAAAAATAACAAATATATCAATAAATGCTGCGACAAATGAGGAAGAAAGTACTAAACCTACATATATCACTCAAACCGATAATAAAGATGATAGAATATATCGAGTACCAGGTACTAATACTAAAGAATATACTGCAGTTGTTAGAATTGACTATGCAATAACCGAAGATGCGTTTGGCTCTAAAGATTTTATAATACTTAATATTTAAATTATATGGCAGAAAAAAGAATATCATATACAGTAAGGGATTTCCAAGCTATAAGAACGGAATTAATAAACTTTACAAAACTTTATTATCCTGAGTTAATTGATAACTTCAATGACGCCTCAGTTTTTTCGGTTTTATTAGATTTAAATGCTGCAATATCAGATAATTTACATTATCATATTGATAGAAGTATTCAAGAAACTGTATTACAATATGCCCAACAGAAATCATCAATTTTTAATATCGCTAGAACTTACGGATTAAAATTACCAGGTCAAAGACCTTCTGTATCTTTAGTTGATTTTTCAATAACAGTACCTGCTAATGGTGATAAAGATGATGAAAGATATGAAGGGTCATTGAGAAGGGGTAGTCAAGTTGTTGGGGCTGGTCAAATATTTGAAACAGTAAATGATATTGATTTTAACTCACCGTATAATGCTCAAGGATTTTTAAATAGAACTAAAAAACCAAACTTTAATGGTAATAATGTATTAGTTAATTATACCATAACAAAAAGAGAATTAGTTGTTAATGGATTAACAAAGGTTTTTAAACAAACAATAACACCTAATGATGTTAGACCCTTCTTTGAATTATTTTTACCTGAAAAAAATGTATTAGGTGTTACTGCGGTAATTCAAAAAGACGGAACTAATTATTCAAATGTACCAACCGCTCAAGAATTTTTATCACCTGTTGGTAAATGGTATGAAGTAGATGCTTTAGTTCAAGATAAAGTTTTTATTGAAGACCCAACAAAACCATCAGATATGCCTGGTATAAAAGTTGGTAAGTATATAACAACAAATGATAGATTCATAACTGAATACACACCACAAGGATTTTTAAAAATGACATTTGGTGGAGGTAATACATCAGCAGATGACCAACTTAGAGAGTTTGCAAGAAATGGAATTAATGTTCAAAGTATGCAAACATATTTGAATAATTTCTCATTAGGTAGTACTTTAAAACCAAATACCACATTATTTATTCAATATAGAGTAGGTGGTGGTTTAGCAACAAATTTAGGTGTTAAAGTTATTAATCAGATTGGAACAGTATCATTTTTTGTTAATGGACCTTCTGAGGCCACAAATACTTCTGTGGTAAATTCTTTAAAATGCGAAAACGTAACAGCAGCTATTGGTGGTGCAGGATTACCTACTTTAGAAGAAATAAGAAACTTTGTTTCTTTTAATTTTGCTGCACAAGATAGAGCGGTTACCGTCAATGACTACGAAGCATTAATTAGAAAAATGCCTTCAACATTTGGGGCTCCCGCAAAGGTTGCAATAGTTGAAGAAGATAATAAAGTTAGAGTTAAAATTTTATCATATGACACTTCAGGTTCTTTAACTCAAATAGTTTCAAATACTTTAATAAATAATATTGCGGAATATTTGTCAAACTATAGAATGGTTAATGATTACATTTCAGTTGAAACTGCAGAAGTGATAGACTTGGGATTTGAATTATCAATTGTTTTAGATTCAAGTCAAAATCAAAATGTGGTTATTGCTTCTGTTATTGATAAAATCAACACATATTTTAATCCATTAACAAGACAGTTAGGTCAAAATGTTAATCTATCTGAATTAAATAGAATCATACAATCCGAAAATGGTGTTATATCAATAACTGAATTAAAAGTATTCAATAATTTAGGAGGTCAATATTCATCTTCTGAGACATCAATGGCGTATAAAGATTCCGCAACCAAAGAAATTCAACCTGTTGATGGAACTTTATTTGCATTACCCAATCAAATATATCAAATTAGATATCCTAATAAAGATATTAGAATCAAAGTTAAAAATTTCCAAACAGTATCTATTAGTTAATAATTTATTTATTAGATAATACGTTTATGTTTATAATACGTGCATCTACGCTCTCTCAAAAATGCACCATCAACTATTTATCTTTTAAAGAGATTATTAATGGGTCAATCGTATAGAATAAGGACAACGCCAGGTCAGGATAAAAATATTCAAGTTTTAATCGACCAAGATTTTGAACAATTAGAAATCTTATCATTAAAAATTAGACAACAAGATGTCTATACTAGAATGTGTTCCGATTATGGGGTTATCGCTGG